AATCTGTTGTATACCCATTAGTTAAACTAATATCTTTAAATTTTTCTGTAAGAGCCTCTACAATAGAGCTTCTACGTGTTCTATTTGCCATTAGGCTCTCCTTGTATAAAATCTGCCTATAGCTAGATCTTTAACTACTTCTCTTATTGATCTGTCTATTAAAATTCTAGGATCTCTAGTTGGTGTATTCCAAGGGGACTTACCAAGTGTTTTATCAAAAACGTCATAAGGGTTTCTTTCATAGTTAAATACAAAACTTGGGTAGCCTTCTTTAGTAACTTCTACTCCAGTTACTTTTACACTATTAGCAAAAGTACCTGTTCTATTTTGTAAAGAAGGAAGCTGCATATTACTAATTATAGAGTCTGTAAGTTTACTATTAATTATATTAACTATAGAAACCCAATTTGTTTGTTGTGTACTTTCAGTAGCTTTAAATCCTAAGTTTATATCGCCGCTAACTATTTTAGGAACTACTTTTTTACCTTTAATTTTAGTAGAAACTTTACCAGGTCCAGATGGGCCCTTATACTTACCTCTAACTTTAGCGCCAGATTTTTTAGCTACAACCATAAGTTCATATAAAGCTATATCAACAGCAGATCTAGAACCACCTTGAGTTGCCCAGTTAGAACCATATTGCTCTACCCAATTAGTTATTGCCTTTCTAATATCACTTAAGTACTTTTTTTCAGTAGTAGCTTTAGATCTATTATCCGAATAGCTTTCATCAGTTACAGTAACAGTAAAACTTTTTGACAATCTAACTTCTTCTGACTTAATAGCTAAATCTATTATGGGTGTTAATTCTGGATAATCTGTTTTTAAAGGGGATAAAGTAGAAAATCTCCCTAATGCTTGTTGCGCCATTTTTTCTGCAATGCTAGAAGATTCCATATGACCAAGATCAAATATATGTTTTAAACTTTCTGGATTAACACTCTCGTCTCTACTAAAAATATCAGCAACATCTTGGGCTAATTTTTTTAATCTGCCTTTATCTTCTTCTGAGGTTCCACCTCTAATCTCTTTGATTTTTCTAAAAACATCTGAAGTACCATTTTTACTGGTTACTAATACTTGAAACTTACTAGGAGTACCATCTAGTCTATAAGTAAATGCTACGCTATCTCTGAACCTGAAAGTATCATATAAAGCGGTAGTATATTTAAGTGTTACTTCATCTAGTTTACTACTTTGTGTAGGAGTTAATTTTTTAGTTCTCTTAGTTTGTCGTAGTATTTGAGATTTAATATTATCAGTACTAACGATAAATATATGGGGACGTAAATTATAATCCGTAGTTCTAAGGTTTTCCGCATCTCTTAATATAGAAGCTTTAGCAGACTCCACTAATTTAGCTAAATCTGCTTTAGACATTTTTATACATTTGCAGAACCCTAGCTACATGCGCAGGCCATTTAGATGCAATACCAATATACCTATTACTGTTGTCTACTGATACATTACCAATTTGTTTTCTTTCTTTATACTCTTCTTTATAATAGTGCTGCACTAAATCTAGACATGCAATCTTTATATCTTCTGGTGTAGCTGCCCACCCTGCAGTATAAGATACTTTAGTAGAAGCAAATCCAGTTTGCCAATAGTCTCCATTTATTAAGTATAATGATCCTGTTTTAGGGTCAGTAAAATACTCAGTAGATGCTATTAACTCATAAGGCAAATTATAATATTTTCTACTGTATACACTTACTACATTATTTACAGGCCATTCATTTAACTGTAAAGCATTTTTATTGCCTTCTTGAATACTAAAAATTTCTTCCAGTGGAGTAGTGTAATAATCTATAAAAGAATGACCGCAATAAGATTTAACCATAGAGCTAACAGAGTTTAATATAAAACCAATTTCTTCATCATTATCTGTCTTAGTGATTTTCTTATATCTCTTATAGTCATCTAATGTTACTAATGCTGTCATAGTTACTCCAATAGTAAAGGGGGCTGCTGGTAGCAGCAACCCCCTCTACGGTTAATTTAAAAATTAAGCGTACTTTAGTCCAACAACTGCTGGAGCGTTATCAATAACTTCACGGAAGCCTAGACGCTGTGTTGTTGTTAGTACTCTATACTGATTCTCAACTAGATACTGGCTTTCTACAGTAATACCGCGCTGACGTGGTACAATAAAGTTACGTGTATTAACTGCTAGTGCAGAATAAGTTCCAGTAGCGCCTGTATTTGCGAACTCATCACAAACTAGTACTGATGATCCAAAGATTTGACCAACTTCACCAGTTAGCTTAGTTGCCATGTTACCTACAATGTTGAAGTCCTGGAACTCTGCATCTTGTAGAAGATCAAAATAAGCAGTCTGTGATACAATGTATACAACATCGCCTGGTCTAATACCGTACTTACCTAACTTCTTACGTAAAGCTAATAGTGCGATGCTAGTTACGCTTGAGGCATCAGTACCACCAGTACCATTAACTGTTGCGCTATTAGTCACATTACGTGACTGACTTTCAGCATAAGCAACTAGACCTTTAGTAGCTGTACCTAAAGTAGCAGCACTATAAGCACCACCAGCACTAGTTGCACCACCAAGTAGCATTAGGTTTTCTACGCCACGAGCGTGCTGACGAATCATAGCTTCGCGTAGTAGCGGAAGAATAGGAATAATTGTATCCTCTTCTGTTTCATTACCTAGATAGCTTTTAGCTACCATTTTAATTGTACGTAGATCAATTTCTTTTAGTGCTATACCTGCGGTACCTGCACCGGTTAACCCAGCACGCTCATCTAGAGAACCATTTTGGTATGTACCTGACCCACTTCCTACTGCGTTACTTACCTGCGCATAGCTGGTATCTGGCATAATTGGTAGAATCATACTTGCTGTATTCATCTGAATTTCGCGGAATAGTGGAGCTAGTACTAACTCTAACTGAATTTCGCGCTCAATATTCTGTGAAACTTCACGCTCAAAGTTATCGCTTGATACCTGAACTGATGACATTGTGTTTACTTTCTGTAGAAGATTCTGCGCAAAGTCAGTATTATATCCCTTTCCAGTAATACGCGCTAGAAGGTAGGCATCGTCTATGTCCTTAGCAAATTCTTTCTGCCACTCATTATTACTTCCACGATCTGCAAATACACGCTTGCTATTAGCAATTGCTGATAGTTCAGTTGACTTTTCAGCTAGTTCTGTACGTAGACCTTCTAGCTTCTCTTCTAGTGAAGTCTTGTCATCTGCGAAGCGCTTTTGTAGTTCAGCATAAATCTTCTCTTCTGAAGAAGCGATAACCTTAGCTACCATAGCATCTTCAGCATTCTTAGCTTCAGCAGCTTTTTCAGCAGCAGCTGTATCAGCAGCCTTCTGTGCTGTCATAGCGTCTGCTACCATCTTCTGAAGCATTTCGTTTGTATTATCTTCCATTTTAATTTTCCTTGACGCCTTGCTGGCGCCCTCTGTTGAGCCTCCGGTTTCAGCGGAGGGCTGACTACCTAGAGCGGTTTCGAATTGTTTTCTAAAAGTTAAATAATCGGTTTGATTATCAAATGATTTAGCTACAGAAAATGTAGCGTCTTGGTTACAGGGTACGGATACTACAGAAATTTCAAGAAGTTCTGCATCTTTAACCACTAGCCCATCTTTTTCTTTGTCATATTCTGCATCTTTAATTAAGAATCCGACAGAGAATGTTGTTAGGACACCTTCCTTAACTAGATTATATACATCACCAGCACTCTTGCTAATAATACCTTTAATCTTTAAGCCCATACTATCTGTTCCCATTTCTACGACTTTACCAATTGGTTTATCATAGTTATGATTAAATAGTAGGATTGGGTTTGCTTTGAAGTTATTTAATCCGCCTGACTTATTCCATGCAGACGATAAAATTACATCAGCTGACCTATCTACTGAGGTTGTACTAGCATACCCTATGATCTTGAGCTCACCATCGGTTCCGGTGTCTACAGCTTTCATAGTAGTATCAAAAGTAAACATTTTAGTTACTGGCTTACCAGCACTAAGAATCATCATTGTATCGTCCAAGTTAGGTCCTCCACCAAGAGGTCCATCATTACTGGCCTCTACTTCTTCGGTTTCGCCCAAATCATCAGCATCTAGTTCCCAATTTACACAAGTTCTTGTACTTGTGCAAGTAATATCCCACTTAGTACAATATCCTGATGGAACTGATACATCTGCCCACTTAGGTGTAGTAGGTAAATCTGAGGCTTTAAAAGTAGAGTCTTTAAGACAATCTAAAATTTTAGGTGAATTATCATAATATTCGCAGTTCTGGCACTGACGAACTCTAGCTTCTTCTGTGGATACCATCCACTTTTCCGCCATGTAAGACCAATAACTATCACTAGATGCTGACGGATCAGCAGGACCTAAGTTAGCATCTGATATGGCTACCATATGGTGTGCTATATTAATAGTAGCGTCTTTAGTAACAATAGGGCAGATATCTTCTAATGATTTTGAAGATACTTTTGTTAGTGTAGAAAATTTATGTCCTACTAAAGTATCTGTTTTATCTCCATCTTTATATATTCTAATTAGCGCCGCTGGATCTTCTTTTGTTCCTTCAATAGAAAAAGAACTATTAGGTACATTTAAACTGCCATCTCTAACTATACGTTCTATTTTACCTTTTGCTGGTCCCCCCGAAGATCCCCAACGTACAAAATCTCCAACTTTTAGGTCATTTGCACTAGATTTTTCTTCTTCGTCAGTAAAATCTTTTGTATAATCTATACTTTTACCTTCCAGACGATCTAGTGTTTTTGATTTCGCAGCGGCCCATGTTTGACCAGGGTCTCCGCCCCATAATGCCCAGGCTACTCTACCGTTAGAAGGATAACCAGGCTCACCAGGTCTAAACCCTTCTCCCTTTTTATCGACTTCATGTCGGCTAAAGAAACTATGCATTCTACGTACGGTGCTAGGAGATAACTGTTCTTTACTAACTAATTGATGCGCCCTGGCCATTCCTACGGCAGTTCCGCCGGCTTGACCATCTTTTTTCCAATCTAAAGCTTTTTGAGCTTCTTTGGCCATACCCTCTGTAGGGGTTAGGTCTACCTCTTCTCCACCAACTTTAGCCATATTATTTAGTTGTAGTAGGCGGTACTACTGGCTCTATTGGGGTTTTTGCAACTTCTTCGTTAATGCTATATTGGCCAATATCCCCAATGGAATTAAGTAATCGTCTCCAAGAACCGAAAGTTCTTTTAACTAAAGTAAACCTAACTGGAGTATCTTCTGCCATCTTATATTCTTCAGCACTCATTACTCCACCTTTAGAAGCAAAGTAATTACCAAGCTGAGAAATTATGCTTGTTCTTCTTGTCATTATTAATTTCCTGTATTATCTTGAGGCCTACCGCCTTGATCTGGGTTAGTAGCACTTCCAGCAACATTTTGTGGAATTCTTACCTCGTCATGTCCTGGTAGGGGTAACCTACCCATTCCTTCTCTAGCTTCATTAGCGGTTAAAATACCCCCATTTACTAGTGTAGAATAAAATGCCGCCTCATCCTTAAGTTCAGGCTGTAGAGCTGGAATTCCAGAGATTTCCTCTGATATCTCAAATCCAAAAAACATCTGTAATGCAGAGTTTATTTTCTTCATTATAGGGATAATTGTTTCTAGGTAGTACAATCTATGATTTGGTCTTAAATTAGCATTATTACCACTATCAACTAAAACAGGAGGTACTCCAAGTGCTTTAAGAATAATTTTTTCATTAGACTCAATAGATGTTGTAAAATCTAGGTCTTTGAAATTCACATTTGATAACGCATCAACTTCCATACCACCATCTAGAATCATGGGGTTTCTACCCCCTGATTGTGGCCTATATGATTGTTTCCAGTCTTCTTTCATTCGCTCTTTAATACGAGAGCTTAATGTATCTGGACTTTTAATTACTAACCCAGGTACTGCTCCATTTGTAAAGAAGTTATCTTGAAAGTCTCGCATGGACTTCATTAATTTCATTGTTCGAATTGCAGGCTTTAATCTTGATGCGCCTCTATAAAGCGATCTAGAGCTATTGTCTTTAATGTGAATAATTTCGTCCACTTTAAAATCAATGGTTCCCTGAAAAACGTACTTTTCAACATAAGTTTTATCGTCTGAGTAAATAACCATTCTATTTGCAGGAAGCTGGTATAAATAAGCACCATCGTAGTATAAAAAGATATTACCATCTAGTAAAAGATCCATTAAAATATTTCTACGAAATGAATTTATATCCTGATAAGGGTTTGGTTGTATATTTAGTAATGTATCAACTGTTTTTCTTTTAATACCAATTTGTTTAGGAAAACCTACTTTATCTAATCCTATTTTGAAGTTTATTTCTGATGCATCATCAATAATCATATTGATAGCACGATTTACTATTTCAATATTATCGTAATAGTAAATATAAGACTGTTCTGGCTCACTAGTAGGACTCTGGGGTTCCATGTAGGAAATCCAGCGCTGGCCAGGATTAAGCTTTTCAACTAGCCAACTACTTAGCTTCATACTTCTCCTTTTGGATTCTTACCCAGTTCATTTGCTTTTCAGCAGTAGAAAGAGCCGGGTCTTTACCATAGACACTGTGAAGCTTCATGTGATGTGGGTGACATAACGTTACAGTTTGATTGTAGACTTTATCTTCCTCTTCAAATATAAATTCGTCCCTGATTTTTAAGATGTCGTCTACTGTTTTAACTGTATAACCTTTAGTTCGGCACCACTTATTAAATAACGGGGTCATTGTAAAGTAGTGATGAAAGTCAAGGGATTCCGTAGTATTACAAATCTCACAGTGAGAGCCTTTTGCATATCTAGACTTTGCTCGGTCACGAACATATTTGATCGGATCACGAAGCAGTGTTGTTCCGGACATTTTTTATCTCCTTTTTATTTCTGTGATTATAGTATATATACCCTCGAATGTCTAGTCTTAAATTACAATAGGTACGGTAATATCTTACTCTATTAGAATCCACCAATGCTAGTTTTATAGCTATAAAGTGCATACCTTAAGGCATCGGCCATGTGGGAAGCTTCATTATGTAATGGTTTTTCTTGTTGTAAAGCAGTATTAGGGTTCCATTGGTACTGATCTACAGAGTATAGTACATTTCTAAGATCTGGGTCTATGATAATTTTATCATTATCAGCTAGCGAGGCTATATATCCAATACCATCTAGTACAGACTTTTTAGCATTAGTAGTAGGAATATCATATTCTTGTGCAAAATCGAATCTTTGCTGTTGGTTGGCAGAATCAATGTATATATACTCTATGCCCCACTTATCTATTAACTTTCGAATATTTTTAGCGTGGCCTGAAGTTACTTCTTCATTATCTAAATACTCGTCTAAAACATAGAAGGTTTCATCTTCCCAACTATAGGCAATTACACACATAGCTGTAGGATCTCTGAACCCAAGATCCAGTCCTGCAAAAACATCACACTTCTTAAAGTTAAGTTCTGGAATTTCTCTAATACAATGCTCTTTAACTTGCCAAATTTTACCTTCGAAAGTGGAAAAGTCTGCTTCGTATTCTTGACGAAACTCAGCGTCTGACATAGATTTACGAGCTTCCGCAACATCTGATTCTGTCATGCGCGGATTATCTTTGTAAGTGGCTTTAATTGAAAACCACTGTGGAAACTCATCTGAGAATCCTCTATCAAATAACGTTGAAAACCAGTTATTTTTACCTCGTGGGGTAGAAATAAATAGTGCTTTTGCATTTGGTTTGTCTAGTGTAGGTCTTAGAGCTACATTGAACGCCTCGAGTCCGTCTGCTAGAGCTGCCTCATCGAAGATAATAAGATCGTATGAACGACCTACACAGCTATCCACTTGACTAACAGAACCAATACGAATACTGGATCCGTTGGAAAGTGTGATAACTCTATCTTTAGCATTATCTTTTTCTACTTCTAGTGCGAACTTTTTAATGAGTCCACGTTGTAATTCAAAAGAAATACTGGAAAGATTATAGTTGGGTGCCATAATTAGAACATTGGAACCAGGTACTAATGAAACTACCTGGCCCACAATGTTCGCAATATAAGTCTTACCTTGACGACGAGACAGAGCTGCACACCCAAAACGATATTTTGGGTTATTAATACCATTTATTAATGCAATCTGTGAGGGTAAAGGATCGATTTCTAACTCTCTAAGATAGTTAGCGATTGGTACTCTCATAAAGGCATTTGGGTATTGAACGATTACATCCGAAGGGATGTCAGCTCTGCTTATAATCATTTTATTCCTTTATATAACTGTAATTACTATAAAAGTAGCTTGGCGGCCCACACTACTTTGTTCCTCTAGTAACTCAATAGTATACTGTCCAGCTAGAGCTGGAGTTGCGCCCGCCTGAATGTCTGTACCAACTAACTTAAACCTATCGCCTGCGGTATCAATCATAGTTAAATAGCTTTCAGAAATTTTATTTAGTACGTTTCCTACTAAAGTATTTTCTGGACTATTAGCTACCATAGTTGCATTATTTAATTTTAATTTTATAGCTATTAATGTACCTCTACGTCTACGTCGCCTGCGCCTAATGGCGCCGGCTGCCGCCATTAGGTTAGTACTCATGACCCTTGGGCTGTCATTGGTGTAGAGGTTGAGCCTCTAGAAGGTACTGATACGATAAGTGATGAGTTTGGTGAAGTTGCCATTCCTGGTGCGGATACTGCCTGTCCCATATTTGGTGAAGTTGCTCTACCGGGTGTCCCTACTGTACTTGTAGAGTCTGATACTGGTGAAAGTGACTGGGCATTATCTACTGGGTAATCGGTCATTTTAAAATCTCCTTATAAAATTTATTTGTTAATGTGGTTCTTTGGGCTAATCCCTTAGTTCCTCCGTTTATTTGTTTAGTTAATGCTAGAATACTACTATCATCAACACTGCTAGTTAAAGACCATAAATTATTGTGCTCAAAAAAGAAAAAACCGCTTTCAAAAGCAAATTCAGTCGCTACACTATTTGGGTCTTTATCAAATAGTGAATAATTTGTTTTTCCAGTTAACTGAATTACTCCTCTACCTCTGTATGTCCAACCATCTCCTGACTCTTCATCACCATTACCCATTCTATTAGCGTATACGTAATTAGCAATCTTTTCAGGATTTCTAGCATATTCTTTAGCGGATTTAACCGAGAAATATTTTGGAAAAGTTTTTAAAAGTCCTTTTGCGGAATAATTAAGGTTTTCCTTAAATATTCTAAATCCACAACTTTCATGGTAACATTGCCCAAAAAAGTGGGCTGCCTGTTCATTAGTTAACTGAAAGTACTTTGCAGCTGCTTTCAGAGACTCTGGCCCAAAATCCCCATCCGGGGTAACTTCGCATTTACTTTGTAGTAATCGTAGTGGCACTAGTTTCGTCCTCTATAGAAATTCCACTTTTACTTGCAGAAATTCTTCTTTTAACTAGTAATGCAGTAAATCCTGTCATAATTATTAGAACCTGCAAGTGAGCCGCTAAAGCTAAGTATAATATATAAGTGGCATTAGCGGCTAGTAAGTATAGTGAAATTCCAATAAATATAGTAAATATTATTGAGCCTACAAACATCATGTATAATGCAATATTTTTACGAGCATTAGTTTCTAGTGTTAGCATGTATAATGCAATATTTTTACGAGCATTAGTTTCTAGTGTTAGCATTTATTAAGTATCCTGTTATACTTTTAGCAATTGCTTGAGTTTTATCAGTAGCAATATCCTCGCTAGTAGTATGGCTGCCCGAAAAGCCTACCGTAATTGTTCCGATAGGATAATTCAGTAAGTTAGTTAAGGGACATACTATAGCTTTATTTAGCTTATAGTCGGTAAAGTACTTTTTACTAGCAGAGTCCATTGGGGCATACAATACCATACAACTTGGTTTGTCTATGCTCTTCCACATTACTCGAAGGCTAGTATTCATTGTGCTTAATGGCTCGTCACCGATAAATGAGTATTTATCAGTATAAAATGTAGCAGTAGACTCTGTAAAAGGAATTCCGGTAAGGTCGTGCCTACCATTATGGAATTGTTTTACTACAACAGTATCTGCTTTTAAATCTATTCTAAGATCTTCTATGGCCGCATTTACAAGAGTAGCACTTTCTAATTGTGATTCAAAGTTCTGAGCCTCTTCATCAGGTGTAATTACTAGTTCTTGCAGAATATCATAGCTTCTATAGCCAATATACCCAATGGATACTAATAAAATTGCTCCCAATGTTGCGACCGGTTTAAATTGTAGTGAATTAATTAATCTTCTAAGGGCTTCACTTAGGTCCTTTATCATTGCTGAGAAGTCTCTCCATCAGCTGTCCATAGTTACCTTGACCAAAGTTGGCTATATTAACCGTAGGGCCAGTGTTGGTCTGCTCCATTTTTGCTTCATCCATGCGAACTTTCTGCGCAAACTGGAGTAATTCAAGTAAATCTTTCGATGTGTATATGCCACTTTCTTCAGCCTCTTCTAGTTTTGATTCAATCATTCGATCTAGAACCGCACCTAATTTGTGTCTGTTTCTGTAGCCTCGGTCTAAGTAGATCCCATTAATGTAGTCTTTTACATCTCTGCGTTCTAGAAACTGAACAACATGATACTCGGGTATCATCAGCTGTTCCGCTGTTTCCTTTGCAGAGCCATAAGTTAAGTAAGCGTTCGCTATATCCAGCTCTTCGGGCTGGAGCGCTAAATGAGTGGACATATTTTACTCCTCTAAAAATTGTATTATAACAGTAGGGTAGATTTAGGTCAAGCTATTTTTAGGTGAAGGTTTGATCTGTAACTATAGACCATGTCCCATCCTCATGCTCTACTAGAGCAGTTAAAGACTCAACCCAGTCACCATCATTCATATAGGTTATACCATTCACTTCTTTAATTTCAGCTTGGTGAATATGCCCGCAGATGACTCCGTCATAACCTTTCTTTTTAGCATAATCCGTTATTGTCTTCTCAAATTTAAATACAAAATCTATAGCTCCCTTCACACGAAATTTAAGCCACTTTGAAAGAGACCAGTATTTAAATCCTAGTCTATGTCTTACCCAATTAAAACGAGTATTAAGATTTAATGCAAAATCATAAGCCTTGTCGCCCATAAAGCTGAGCCAGGGTGCTAGTGTAGTGATTCCATCAAAAAGGTCCCCATGTACAACAAGGTACTTTTTACCATTTACGCCGAAGTGCGTCGCTTGATTGCAAAGCTGTATATTTCCAAAGTTAGCTGCATACTTTATCATTGGACGCAGAAACTCATCATGATTACCAGTAACATATACTACTTTAGTTTTCTTACTTAATTTAAGAAGTCTGCGAACAACCTGCGTATGTGAGTCTTTCCACTTCAGTTTGTTCTGCTGGATTTTCCACGCATCTACAATATCTCCGACTAAATATAATGTCTCACAAGTATTATTCTTTAGAAATTCATTAAGCTGAACTGCCTTGCAGTCTTTGGTTCCTAAGTGTATATCGCTAATAAAGATGGCTTTATATTTCATAGTGGAAGTATAGCATCATAAGATTTAAATATCAAGTTATTTTTGGAGGGAACCAAGGTTTACAACCACACAGAATATTTTTGTTGACTTTCAGGGTTTTTTATAGTAATGTGTGTTCATGAAAGGAGAAATATATGTTATCAAATGAACAAGTTACAGAGGCTGAGCGCGAGCGGCTAGTGATTCTCATGGAGGAGTGCGGCGAGGTGTTTCAGGCTTGCTCGAAGATTATTCGGCATGGCTGGGACGGAGTATACCCGGATGGTACGGGCAATACTGAGTGGCTACGAAATGAAATAGATGACGTGCTTGGGATGATTTGGGCGATGGAGGATCTTGGGGATATTTCGGGGCCAATTCACTCGGTTGAAGAAGTATGGGAGCGAAAGAAGCGATGGATGCATCATCAGGGGTAACAAAAATTTAGATCTTGACAAAATTGTACGTGTGTGATATAAATGTCATATTATGATAAAATATTGGACACCACAAGAAGACGAACTAATTATAAAAGCAAGATTAGACGGCACTACTGTTAGGCAGATTAAAGTACCTGGCCGCTCTACTGATGCAGTATCGGCCAGGTATACTAAATTAGTGAAAGATGGTAAGATACCAAAACTAGAAACTAACTATTACTGGACAGAAGATGAAGAGGCATTACTTTATACTGAGCTATCTAATAGTGAAATAGCTAAAAAGATAGGTAGGTCTGAAGAGGCTGTTAGGTATAAGCGGGGTATGGATAGTATAAAATTAACTGAAGAACAGTTAATATTTCTCAAAGAGAACTATACTAAAAGTAGGCCTTGGTTAGCTGAACAACTTGGTATGAGTCTAACTAAAACTAAAAGAGCCATGTCTAGTTTAGGCTTACATAGGTACTCTGATAGAGATGAGCAGTACTATATTGAGTTAGTTAAAAAATATGGAACTACTCTAAATCTACAAAAGAATAAAGATAATGGAGATGCCTCCTATAATTCTGTTATTAATTACTTTGGTTCATGGTCAAAAGCTTGTGAGGCTGCGGGAATAAAGTATAATAATCTTGGTCTAGAAAAAGATAAAGAAACTATACTTTACTTTGTTGACTTTGGGGAATTTAAAAAGGTTGGTATAACTCAACAGAGTATAAAAGCCAGATTTGCTATGGAACACAGAGATTATGTGGTTCTAGACCATGAAGTATTTGAGAATTTGGAACTAGCTTTATCTGCTGAGAGAGAAATTTTGAATAAAATAAAAAATTTTGCGAGGGCTGATCTTAAGTCTGGATCTTCGGAATGCTTTTATTCTGACTGTACAGACTTGCTTGGGCTATTTAGCACCTAAAACCTGTAATTTTACCAAAAGAGGCCGCGGAGAGTAGTTCTAGCGCTAGCTAAAATGTAAGGTCTTCGAACCGCCCCAGTATAGCACAGGGTCTAGGTACTGTCAAGCGAAAAGATATTTATTTTTTCGCTTGACAGGATAAATACAATCAGATACAAGAGGACATCAAGAGGAGACAAGGCAATGGTTGACTACATGGTTCGCGACACGGTATGGAATGACTATGCGGTGTTCGCTACTGAACAGGAAGCCCGTGACTATGTGCAGAATTGCCTTGACACGGACCCGGCTTCTGCT